GGTGGTTCTCGTTATATTGAGATTCTTAAGTCTCATTTCGGCGTGACTTCTCCGGATGCTCGTCTTCAGCGCCCCGAATACCTTGGTGGTAACCGTGTCCCCATCAATATCAATCAGGTTGTCCAGCAGTCCGCTACGGCCTCTGGCGAGACTGCACAAGGTACTGTAACTGGTATGTCTGTTACTACGGACACGCATTCCGATTTTACTAAATCTTTTACTGAGCACGGCTTTGTCATTGGCGTTATGGTTGCTCGTTATGATCACACCTATCAGCAGGGTCTTGAACGTTTTTGGTCTCGCAAGGATCGTTTTGACTATTATTGGCCTGTTTTTGCGAACATCGGAGAGCAGGCCGTGAAGAACAAGGAGATTTTTGCCCAGGGCCCTGGCGTTAAGGATAGCGCTGGTGCTGTCATTGATGATCAGGTCTTTGGTTATCAGGAAGCGTGGGCTGATTACCGTTATAAGCCGTCCCGTGTCACTGGTGAGATGCGTTCCCAGTATGCGCAGTCTCTTGACGTTTGGCATCTTGCGGATGATTATTCTGCCTTGCCTATGCTTTCGGATTCTTGGATTCGTGAGGATAAGGCTAACGTTGATCGTGTGCTTGCTGTCACTTCTAGCGTCAGTAATCAGCTTTTTGCCGATATCTACATCAAGAATCGTACTACTCGGCCTATGCCTATGTACTCTATTCCCGGTCTCATTGACCATCATTGAGAGGTGATTCTGTGACTTCTGGAAAGGATGCTGTTCAGGTTCAGAGTGTTCCTGTTGTTGGAAATTTGGATTCTGCTCTTTCTCGTATTACGAGGACTGCATCAGTAAATACCGCTAAAAGCGCTCAGATGGCTTCTGAGCAACGCGATTGGCAGGAGCGTCAAAATGCCTTGGCTATGCAATTCAATGCTCAGGAAGCCGCTAAAAGCCGTTCTTGGCAGGAATATATGAGCAATACTGCGCATCAGCGTGAGATTCGCGATCTTAAGGCAGCCGGTTTGAATCCGGTTCTAAGTGCTATGGGAGGTAACGGCGCTGCCGTTACCTCCGGTGCTACCGCTTCCGGCGTGACCTCTGCCGGAGCTAAAGGCGAGGTTGATACTTCTGCTAATGCTGCTTTGGTTCAGATTCTTGGTTCTGTTCTTTCTGCTCAGACACAGCTTCAGACCGCTAACGTTAATGCTCGGACGCAAGAGGCCGTAGCTGATAAGTACACTGCGATGGAGAAGCTTGTTGCTCAGATCGGTGCCGATGCTTCTAAATATGGTGCCGAGCTTGGTTATGCTGGCTCTAAGTACAATGCCAATATGCATTATTATCTTGGTAAGTATCAGACTGATAAAGGATTTGAGAATCAGGTTTTTCTTGAGCAGAACTATCCTTCGAATTATGTTCAAGCTGTTAATTCTATTCTCAAGGCTTTTGGTCTTGATGTTACAGGAGGTTCTACTTCTGATGAAGGTTCTGTTTCTGCTGAACAGTATGTTAAACTTATGGAAAAGTATAATGCTGCTCTTCTTGGTTCAGGTCGTAAACGTCCTAAGCATCAGAGATAAAGAAAACAGAAAACTCCGGAGCTCTGCTTCGGAGTTTCTGTTTTGTAACCAAACGTGAGTGCGGTTAGCGAATAGATATGCACCAGCGAGCGCCAGCGAGCGAACACAGCCCCATTACACTTCTTGATGTAATGGGGCTGAGTGACACCACGAAAAGCAAAATGCTCTCTTTAGGTTATTGACAAGCTATGAATATATGATAAACTAATGAATATAATAAACTGTAAGGTGATTAAATGAAAAATGATGATAAAGATAAAATGCTTGATGATTTTTGCCTACAGATGCTTTTGCTTGTAGGAGCTGGTGTTGCTCTACTTGTTATTGTTTCTTATTTCCTATGATGGGGATACGATATCCCCATACAAAGAAGGTGATTTTTTGCCCTGCTATCATCCGCTGAAAGCCTTTGTTTTAGGCGAAAAAGATGGTAAACGGTTGCTCAAGGTAACGAGCTATGAGGTAGATCATCTTGAACGTGCTGGTGAAGGTTTTGCCTGTGTTGAACATCCTTCGTATGGTCGTCTCGGTGACGTTACGGAGTTCATTGAAATTCCCTGTGGTAAGTGTTCCGGCTGTCGGATTCAGAGATCGCGTGAATGGGCTGATCGTTGTATGCTTGAGCTTATGTATCATAAGTCGAGTTATTTTGTTACTCTTACCTATGCTGATGAATATGTTCCGATTCATTATTATTCTGATCCTGAGACTGGTTTGGCTTTGCCTAGTATGTCTCTTCAAAAGCGTGATTATCAGCTTTTCATGAAGCGTCTTCGTAAAAAGTTTGGTGATGGTATTCGTTTTTATGCTTCTGGTGAGTATGGTTCTGTGTCGTTTCGTCCGCATTATCATGGGATTATTTTTGGTCTTGAGCTTAATGATCTTTGTTTTTATAAGAACTCGCCTCAAGGTTTTAAGTATTTTAATTCGTCATCGCTCAGTGATGTTTGGCCATATGGCTTTGCTGTTGCTGCTTCGGTTACTTGGGAGACATGTGCTTATACTGCTAGGTATGTTATGAAGAAGCTTTCCGGCCCGGAAGCAGCGTTTTACGAGTATTTTAATATTGAGCCTGAGTTTTCGCTTATGTCTCGCAAGCCCGGTATTGCCCGGCAGTACTATGAAGATCATCCCGACCTATATGAACATGAGTTCATCAACATTTCGACTGAGAAAGGAGGAAGGAAGTTTCGACCTCCGAAGTATTATGACAAATTGTTTGATCTCGATTGTCCGGAAGAATCTGCCAAGCTTAAAGCTGTTCGTCAGAAGATGGCAGCTGAAGCTCAGAAAGCGAAATTACAGAAAACCACACTTAGTTATTTAGACCAGCTTGCCGTTGAAGAACGCAACCAGCTGGCCCGAATAAAATCATTGAAAAGGAGTTTTATCTAATGCGTAAGAAAATGCGTCCCAAGAAAGACAAGAAGGTCTTTCGCCGTACTGCTGCGAAGTCCAAGAAGATCAACATTAACCCGACTGTTTTCCGAGGAGGTATTCGGCTGTGAAGGTTGAGCTTACTGTTGATGTTTCCGTCTCTATTGAAGGAATAAAGGAGTTGTACGAATAATGAAATATGGTGTTTATTCTATTCGTGATGCCCGCACGGGTTTTCTCCCGCCTACGGTAGATCAGAACGATTCTTCCGCTATGCGGAATTTCGCTCACGCCTGTATGCAGAAGGAAAGCCTTCTGTTTTCCCATATTGAGGATTATTCCCTCTGTAAAATCGGCGAGTTTGACAACGAGACCGGTACGATCTCGACGCAGTTGCCCGAAGTCATTTTGGATGGTACGTCCATCCAGAGAAAGGATGTTTGATCATGTATGATGAAAAGCTTGGATTCTTTACTCAGTATCGTCCGCGAACTCGCTTCATTTCAAATGGAGGTCAGCGCGAAAGGATTCTCTATCAGCCTAAATTTGATGAGAATGGAGTTATGGATCTCGTTGAATCTGGCAAAGAAGACCTTTACGATTTCATTCAATCCCACGCCGAAGCCGTCGATATCCACGTGATTCTTGCTCGATTTCAGAATGGCGACGTTGACGCGCTTTCGCGTGTCCAGGGCGCTTATGGTGATTTCACCAATATGCCTACGTCTTATGCTGAACTCCTGAACAGGGTCAATGAAGGTCAGAGCTTTTTCAATTCTCTTCCGGTTGATATTCGTGCGAAGTTTAACCACAACTTTGCGGAGTTCATGGCTGGCATGGACAAGCCTGATTTCCTCGATAAGCTCGGAATCAAGCCCGAGCGAGAGTCTGACCCGTCCCAGGAGGAAAAACCGGCTGTTGAGCCGAAAAAGGAGGTTACCTAATGAACCGTAATGTTGAATCTCATTTCGCGCTTAATCCCACGAATATCGATATCCGGCGTTCGACGTTTGATCGCTCACATTCTCTTAAGACTTCGTTTAACGTTGGTGACATTGTACCTTTTTTCGTTGACGAAGTACTACCGGGAGATACGTTCAACGTGGACACATCCAAGGTTGTGCGCCTGCAGACGCTGCTTACTCCGGTTATGGATAACATCTATCTCGATACGTATTTCTTCTTCGTACCGAACCGTCTTACTTGGTCTCATTGGAAGCAGTTCAATGGTGAGAATACGGAATCTGCGTGGATTCCTCAGACAGAGTATGAAATTCCTCAAATTACTGCTCCTGCTGATAGTGGATGGTCTGTTGGAACTATTGCCGATTATCTCGGTGTGCCTACCGGCGTTCCTAATCTTTCCGTTAGTGCTCTTCCCTTCCGAGCTTATGCCTTGGTGATGACTGAGTGGTTTCGTGATGAAAACTTATCTGACCCGCTCGTTGTTCCCGTCGATGATGCTACTATAGCTGGTGTTAATACTGGCACGTTCGTTACTGACGTTGCGAAAGGTGGTCTTCCTTATAAGGCCGCTAAGTATCACGATTACTTTACGAGTTGTCTTCCTTCTCCGCAGAAGGGTCCGGATGTTTTGATTCCCTCGGCTACTTCTGGTGAATATCCTGTTGTTACCCGTGAACTGCCTCATGATCCTGGTGGATATGCTTTGACCGGTGTTTCTAATATTTCTTTTGCTTCTGGAGAGCGACCGGTTAATATCTACGATTCCCTTGCTTTCAAGCCCGTTGCTTCTGGTTCTAATTATGCTGGCATTACTGGTTTTAGTGGTGGTGCTGACAAGCCCGGTTTTGACCCTGTTAACCTTTATGCTGTTTCTTCCGGTGGTCTTGGTGCTTCCATCAATCAGCTTCGTATGGCGTTCCAGATTCAGAAGCTCTATGAGAAGGATGCCCGTGGTGGTTCTCGTTATATT